TGTTGATGAGAAGATAACACAAGCTTCTACATCTGCAATAGGTAAAGTTGTAGAGTGGGACAGTACTCTCTCTATTCTTTATTATCAACAGGAGAGATATGCAGACTATGGATCAAACAGTACAACGGGAGCTTATGTTGCTTTCTCTGGTGCCAACCAGATTACAGGAGCAACCTCTTCCGCTGTAGGAACTCCAGACGCAACTGCTGATTCAGCGGTAACCTTATCAGGAGGCAATACAATTACCTTTACGAATGGGTATGCAAACCCAGAGCTTCAACCAGATAGTGGAAATATAATTTACACAGAAAACCGTAAACCCATTGCCAGAGCTACAGACCAAACTGAAGACATCAAAATTATAGTGGAATTCTAATATGGCCCAAAAAACTGATCTTAATGTTGCACCGTACTATGATGATTTTACTGAGAGTGACAATTTTAATAAAACGCTTTTTCGTCCAGGCTTCGCTGTTCAAGCAAGAGAGTTAACACAACTTCAATCTGTTCTTCAAAACCAAATAGAAAAACAGGGTGCTCACATCTTTGAAGAAGGGGCGATGGTTATACCCGGCAGATTGAATGTTAACCTTAAGCATTACTCTCTTAAACTAGCGTCTAGTTTTGGCTCAGAAACAATTGATCCTTCTCAATATTATAATGCTACAACTCCTGTCACAATAACGGGAGCAACTACCGGCGTTACCGCTGTTGTTGTTGGATATGATGTTGCAACGGCAACAGACCAACCAACCCTTTATCTTAGATATTTAAGTGTGGGTTCAGATTATGCTACTGCTGTATTTGCTGACGGAGAAAATATTTCTGCAAATGCTGGGATTACGCATACAACAAGTTATTCAGCCGATGCTGCGTCGGCAACAACCTATACTTCCACGTTTAGTGTTGCAGCCGGTTCTGCAAAATCTGATCTTGAAAGCGCCACAGGTCCAGCATCAAGAACTGGGTGTTCTGTTCGTGTAGAAGATGGAGTATATTATATTCGTGGTTTTTTTGTAACATGTTCAGAGGAAACTTATGTTCTTGACAAATACACCGATACCCCTTCCTATCGTGTTGGCTTTACAATAACAGAAACGCTTCTTACACCAGAATCAGATTCTTCTCTTCTTGACAACGCCACAGGATCATCGAACTTTGCAGCAAAGGGTGCTCATCGTTTGAAAATGTCCCTAGCTCTCTCTAAACTTGCAAGAACATCTACATCAGACTCCACCTTTGTTCAACTGATGGATATAAAAGAGGGAGTGGTTCAATCAATGGTTAGAGCTACTGAATATTCTGTTCTTGAAGAGACTCTAGCCAGAAGGACATTTGATGAGTCTGGCAACTATACCGTTCGGCCATATCAATTTGTTGCAAAAGAGAGTGTAACATTAAACAAAAACGTAGGCGTATTTACTGCTGGTGATGACACTGATGACGGCAATACCGCAAGCACAAGTCTATTAGCTCTACAAATTTCTCCAGGCAAGGCATATGTTGATGGACACGAAATTGAAAATATGGCTCCTACCTTTAAAGATATTAATAAAGCAAGAGATTTTAACACAGTCAATGCTGGTATTTCTGTTTTTGATTTGGGAAATTATGCTTTTATAACGAATATTTATGGGGCCCCTGATGTAACATATATTAGTGGTGAAGCTACAGCATTTAAAAAGATAGAGTTATATGATGATGTTATATCTACTAGAGGGTCTGCAACAGGCAGCCTTATTGGTGTTGCAAGAGCAAGATCAATGGAATATTATTCTGGCGCGGCCGGAGCAACATCCTCTAACACCTCATCTGTATATAAGCTTTATCTGTTTGATATTCGACCCTTTACCAAGTTAGTACTAAGTGGCACTCCAAGCCCAACCTTACTTGCTAGTCATGCTAATGGAGGAGTGTTCGTTACAGGAAATACTTCTGGAGCAACTGGTTTTGTTTATGCTAGTGGAACTTCTGGAACCTCTGTTAATTTAACAAACGTTACTGGAACATTTCAAGCTGGGGAAAAAATCAAAGCTTCAGATTCAGCAGAAACAGGTTTGCTTATAGAAGACTCTGGTAACACTGATCTTACAGTTTCAGAAGCAACGACATTTAATTTTTCAGATATCAGATCAGTATATATGCAAGATCCAGATACCGGACAAGATTTTACAGCAGATTGTGTGTTGGAAGTTTTGTCTGGTGAAGAAGGGGCCATTGTCCTTGATGGAACGGATGCAAGTAGTGCTGATGTAAATGGAACAATTGTTTTAGATGCTAGTGGTTCTGGTACTGAAGATGAATTTGGTGAACTCTTGTTAGAGTCACAGAAAGTTGCAAGACTTAAAGATACAGAAAAAAATAGAGCTATATTTAAGCTTCAAAAGAGGGTGGTCAAGACACTTTTAACTGATGATAACGATGGAGCGAGTGACACACAATATACCGTAAGAAGGCAATTTGTTGGAACCACAAATGCGTCTGGTGTAGTAACATTTACTGCTGGTTCAAACGAAACCTTTGCTTCTCACGCAGAAAAAGATTATACAATGTCTATTCTTACTGCTGGTGATGGAAGCGGCTCTCAGGGAGATCTTGTAAGCACATCAGGAAAGGTAGCAGGAGCAGGAACAACATCTTTTACAATAACAGATGCTACGGCTCTTGGAAATGGTGCAAAGGTTAAAGTATTCGCAACACTTTTAAAAACCTCTGTAACACAAAAGGCCAAAACCACTAATCTCATGAAACATGTGAAAGTTTCAACTGGTGCAACTGATGCTTACGGTACACGGCCTGATGACAAGACAATTTCTCTTGGCCGAGGAGATGTGTTTAATCTCGCCGCAGTATATGACTCTGAAGACACTGGTACAGATGCTGTAGCTCCCACCTTAACAGTAGGAACAATCACAGGAACCTTTACAAGAGGTGAAAAAATTACTGGGTCAGCTTCTGGTGCAACAGGTAGAGTTGTTGGTACTTCAAGTCCCATAAGTTATGTCTCCACAAGTGTAGCAACATTCAACACTTCTGACACAATCACTGGAGACTCATCTGGTGCTACAGCTGTAGTGTCAGCGGTAACAGTTGGTGATGAGGTAATAACAAGCAGATATGAACTTGATACTGGCCAACGGGATAATTTTTATGATATTGCACGAATTGTAAGAAAGCCCGGCCGTGCTGCTCCTACAGGAAAAGTTTTAATAATTCACGATTATCTGGAACACGGTTCTGGGGATTTCATGTCGGTTGATTCATACACTGATGTTGCAAAGCAAATGGAGTATGAAGACATTCCAACATATACCGCAACGAAAGTTGACCCTGATGCTCCGAAACCCTCTGGTCAATTTCCTCTTTATGATACATACGATTTCCGCCCAAGGGTTGAAGATATTGCGGGAGCATCAGCAACACTTGCTACAGTTGATGAGATAACTGGAAATTCCTTTGATTTCTACAGTAGACAGTTTGATGGAACAGGATCATCTACTGTAGACGTTAACAAACCAGGCTCAAATATTCAAAGCGATTTTGAATATTATTTACCAAAAAGAGCTGTAGCTACAATGAACAGTAATGGCTCAATATCAATTACTGAAGGTTTGGGAGCAGAAATACCACAAATACCTAAAGTGCCAGATGGAACAATGAAACTTTGTGAGATGTATATTCCAGCATATACTTTTGTTCCATCTGATGTTACGATTAGAAGAGAAAGAAATCAAAGATTTACCATGGCAGATATTGGTAAATTAGAAACAAGATTGGATCATGTTGAATATTATACAGCTCTTAATATGCTAGAAAGAGATGCTGAATCTTATGAAGTAACTGATGTAAACGGATTGAGCAGATTTAAATCTGGATTTGTTGTTGATAATTTTAGTGGCCATAGGGTTGGTGATGCATCACATAAAGACTACAAGTGTTCTATGGATATGGAAAAAGGCGAATTACGTCCTGTTCATAAAACAAAAGCTATTAAGCTTGAGGAAAGTGTGTCAACTGATGCAGAAAGAACTTCTGCTGGATATCAAAAAACGGGGGATCTTATTACTCTTCCATATACGGAAGAAACATATCAAGAGCAGCCTTTTGCTACAAGAGTAGAGAGATGTGCTCCGTTTATATCAAGTCAATGGGTAGGCAAAATTACTCTTTCGCCAGACGGAGATGAGTGGTTTGAAAGTGAAATAGCGCCAGAGTTGGTAATTAATGTTGCCGGTAATTTTGATTCTGTAACTGCTGCTGCTCAAAACCAGCTGGGAACAGTATGGAATGCATGGCAAACCCAATGGAGTGGTGTTGTCTCAAC